ATCTATCTCTATATCCCTATCTATGTCGCCTTCGTGGTTCTTTAGGTTAAGGGTCATGGTCCCACTTGTTCCTTGATAATACATCCTGACATCCCAGATGTTTTTCTGGTATCTCGGAACTCCAAAATCAAGCCAGCCACTTCTCCACTTTGAAAGAACCTCTGTTTCATACGCTGTTCCTACCTTAGAATATGTTGCCTTAATAACATAACCATCTGAAGAAAACAAATTGGGTGTATAAAGTATATCAGTGGTAGACAAGTTCGCTTTAAATTGTATATAGTTCCTAGCAGTCAATGCAGATATATCAGACCCATTAGGGTTAGTATATGCCACTGACCAAGCACCCATGGCTCCTGTAGTTGCTCCGGTCTTTATATTAAAGGTAATATCTCCCGTTGGGCCTAGGTTCTCATTCCAATATAATTTATCCAACGCAGATGCTTGAATATAATAAATAGGCGAAGTCCATGTTCCATCTGTGTCCGGCCTGTCTATGTCAGCATTTGGTAGATATGTTCCTATTTCGTTTATATCGTCTATTAGTGCATCTTTGGTCTGTAATTCTGTGAGCCAGCCGTCTATTGTGCAATCCCATGCTATCTCTATAATAGGAGCGTTCTCTGTGCCGTATGCTCTAGTATCATCATAAGTTCCTGCGTCAAATTGCGAATCATATCTTATGGAAAGCGTTTTATCTGCGCCCGTATGCGCGAATGTAAGACCATCGGTCGTAGATGTTCCTGAATGCAATACACCTAAATCCGTTCCTGCATCAAAAGACTCATAACAATTTATGTTCTTAGTATCTACAACATAAGCATCTCTTGTTATGTCATAAACTAATTCCCTATCATTTACGGTTTCGCCTGTTTCAGATGATGTATAAGCTAGGTGATATTGATTGTCGTGAAAATATCCTACTGTGTTCTCTATGTTTATTTGCGATATATCGGCTATGACATCTGTAACCGCATCCGATATTAAATTAGAAGATTGACCGTTAAAAGTATAAATACCATGTCTTCCTAAATATATTATTCCCAATGGCGACGAAGCAACTGAATAAGGTGCTGGACAACCTGTGAAGGAATACGGACTTGATAAAGTCCAATCTGTATCAGATGACCCGACTGTATAAAACTTCTGTATTGTATTAGTCTTTCCTATTGTTAATATTCCTAAAAGTGTTTCCAGGAATGTTATTTTATCCCCATCATCATATCGGATTCTCTCAAAATCAAGAGGGTCAAAATAATCAGGATTATACTGGTCTGACCAGAATATGTCTGATGGATATGTTGAGTTTCCTGCTATGAAATATCTCTCATTGTGTATATGTCCATAGGCTCCCGTTGGAGGAGTTGCGTTTGTTCCCCCCGAGGCTGTAGTCCATGTAGGAGCTGCGTCATCATCAGCAGTAGCATCGGTTACGCTATCCGCAAGGATAGTTACTGTGTTATTAGCCAGCGTTCCCACAAGATAGAAAGTCGTGTCTGCCTCTACTGTGGCCTGGTCAGCTGCGCCTAAAGTCCTGTAAATATACCTATGGGTTGTTCCACTTGGGCCCAGGGGTATATCTGTCAAGGCTATGTTGTAAACAGCTGCTCCTGTTAGTATAGGATTACTCCTTGCAGTAGAATAAAAATAATCTGTGCCATCATACCATGCTACTTTATATTGATACCAGCTTGAAGCGTCCAGGTCTGTTCCTGTGTCGAGTTCCGCAAAAGGCGCACCTAATTGTGCACAACCTAATCCTACTGTCCTATGGCCGTCTGTGTTGGCCGTAAAGGAAGTCTTCCCATCATATTTAATCGGTTGGTCTGAGGCACTTGTTCCTATGGCCACATCTTTATAAGTTACCCAATCCCACCGCTTACCATCCGTGAGTCCTGTATTTACTGTAGTAGCTGTTCCGGAGTTATAAATCCTTGCTAGGGTAGATGTAGTTATAATTGTCTCTGTAGCAGATACACCATAATACCTGTGCATGGAATTTACAGCCGTAGAGCCAAAATCAAGATAGGTTAAAAGAGTCTCTCTTTTTGACAAAGAACCATACTCGTCATTCATCCTTACATTTAGACATTCAGCCCCTTGGTTCTTAAGCAAGACAAATTCGTTAGCATGGGAGTTCTGGCCTTTGGAGAAGTCGGATATAGGAAATATCTTCTCCTGGTTGTCACAGAAACCCACACTCGCGAACAAACTAAACCCTATTATAAGTAATAGTAGTTTTTTCATAAACCCTTTATTCCATGCCAAGTTTTGCTACTGCCGATATATCAATTCTCTTGTCAAATTCAGCACTTGCTTTTTCAAGAGCTTTTGTATAAAAATCTTCGTCCTTGTTGTATTCAGCAAGGCTCTTATTCATAATAGCCTTAAGTTTCCAAACCACACCATGAATTATAGCCCAATCAAATATCTTTAAGAAAGGATATTCTGTTGTTGAGCCTGAAAATGGATAATGTGTTATAGACGACATGTCCACTGGAGCTTTTATGTGGTAAATCTTAAACCCGCTTGCCAAAGTTGTATTTGGAGTAGGATGAAAAGTTATAACATCGCTATCTATGGCATATCTTAATGGGTCGCCTGAGCCATCGTTTCTCCATGTAGGATAATTGTCATCAAGGTATTTAATGGTAACAGGGTTAAGTTGTTGCCATTGGCTACCATCATCCCACCATATTCCTGGGGAATCCATGCTTAGAAAGTCCGATACGGCACTTGTTATGTTATACGTTCCTGTTCCAGAAGTTACATTAAAAAGAGTGCTTGTTTTTAAGCAACGACCCATCTGAGTTACGTCGGAAACCATACTATTTATAATAGCATCCAGTAAAGCATTTGAGACAACCGTTGTTTTTAACCCTGGAACCATTCCGCGAGCTATTTTCCTTAAATTTTCTAAAGTCATTGTTTCCTCCTATTAGTTAATAGCTTTAATATCGTCTTTTAACTCAGTTATTGCTGCCAATATTTCATGCTTCATATCTTTTAAATCGCTCTTGACCTCTTTCCTGAGTTCGTTTCTTTCAAGGCGCGCTTCACTTGCCACATCTTTATCTCTTGTTCGGGATAACTGGTCATTGGCTATAACTGCTTTACCCATAAATAAGAATAAAGTTATTAGTATGGTGGTGATTGTGCCGACCAACCAAAATATCCAGCGTTGTTTTCCATTCCCGTTTATAGTCATAACTTCCCTTTCTTTTCCCAATATCCCTTACACACCCTACACACTTTGTTTCTCTTTGATGTTGGTTTAAAATAGCGTTTGCACTTCTTACACTTAATGGGCATCTTTTTCTTTTTTAATCTTCTTTACCTCTGCGAGTATATCTTCTTCGGTTACTACTATGTCTTTCTTAATGGCATCCATCATTCTTTCTTTTCTGCGAGAATTGTTTGAATCACAGGCGTTCCTTATCCACCCTTTAGGGTCGCCTTTATCAAGCGAGAAGAAGTCATACTCAGCCGTAGTGAAGGTTATGGATATTGTTACTTCGTTCTGTGTTACCACCTCGTCTGCTGTGATAGCGAAACAAGGTATTGCCCATAATACTAAAAGCAGGGTTAATAGTGTTTTCATAGTTTCTCCTTTTTAGCGTATCTTGTTTACTGACATATAAGTTGCGTTTGTACCTGCCTCTAGGGTTTCATCTCCACCACAATTATGATAAGCAAATAATTCCACATAATCATTTACAGCCAAAAGAACAACTTCTGAACCAACTGTATCGTGTGCTGATACTCCCGATGAGGCATTTCTACACCAGGTATAAGCGGCATTATTTTTATAAATACCCAACTGAATCCATTTTTGGTCTACTGGGCTGGCAAACCGAACCTTTGCAATAACTAAATAATATCCTGCCACTGTAGCTGTGTAGCGAGCTTGTGTCGCTATGGTATCTGTATAGGGAACATATTCTCCTTGAATATCATAATCCTCGCCAGATAAATTTAATTTTGTGGGCGAACCAGTTCCAACTGTTTGCGTAGCTCCCAGATACACCCTACATCCACTATTCTTCTCATTGGTAATTATCCCAGCAGCGGTTATTTCTTCATAAGGCGTTGTCCCTACTGCTGAACCTAATCCTATGTTTAAATTATTGTCAGTATCGTCTATTCCTATGTAAAAGTCCTGTTCGTTTCCGTCAAATACCACTTTAGTATCTTCTGTTCCAGCGTCCCCAACTGTTATTGAAGGAGATGTTCCCCCCACCACCATAGCCGAACCATCGAAAGTAAGAGTTGATTCGCAATCTAATTCAGTTGTTGTTGCACCAACGCTTACTAGTTCATTTGCTGTTGCATTGTTTAAAGCAGTTACTGCACCACCCGAAGTTAATTCAGCCCCGTCTACTTTCTTTAAAGTGCTATCGGTTAAATCCCAGAATAATACAAAGTCACCGTCAGCTATTGTGGTATCAGCCTTTCCAGATATAGCAGTAGGGTCTACTACTGCTGCGTTTCCACTTGAAGTTACTTCCCCCGTTAGATTAGCATTTGTTGTTACAGTTGCAGCATTACCAGTACAAGTAGAAGATGTCAGGGTATCTGATATTCTTGCGTCTACTATTTCTCCTTCTCCAAAGAAGTCAGTGGCACTGTCTCCTGAAGTCGCTACTGTGTTATCCCCTGTGTTACCGCCTGTGTTAGTTCCTGAGCTTGTGCCAGAGAAAGAACTCGCACCTGCACCTAGTGTAAGGGCAGAAGCACCAGCATTACCAACGAGGGTTACTGCACCTGTGTTTACTGTAAGTGCGGTTGTTAGGGTTGCGTTGGTTACTGTGTCGGCGTTACCAGTTAAAGGACCTGCGAACCCAGTAGCAGTTAATACACCTGTCCCAAAATCCAATGCCGTATCATCTAATATCGTTAGTATTTCAGCGGCAGTATCTACTGTGGGGTCTACTTCAGTATGTATAACATTAGTAAGGGAAGCACCATCTCCTGCGGGGGCTAAAAAGACCGTTCCTGCATCTGTGGTATATACACCATTGGTTACTGTATCGGCGTTACCTGTTAAAGCACCAGTAACATTTGCAGTTATATATTTTGAAGCGGTAAGGGTAGTCCCATTATAAGTCAAAGTCATATTCCCGCCAACGTCGTAGAAAGTAAGGATAGTCCCTTGCGTTCCGTCAAATGCGGCGCCAGTTGCTACATCTCCCACAGACGTTATATCGCCTGCCCCTGCACCTCCTTCCACCCAACTCAATATTCCATTACCTGCGGCATCTGTAAGGACATTTCCTGCCGCCCCCACCGCATTGGGTAAGGTATAAATTGTATTCGCTGCTAAAGCAGGAACTTGAAATGAGGCAAAGTTAGAACCAGCGTCTGTATCTTCCAGTAAAGTTAAAACTCCTGCGGTTGTGGCGGCGTTACCTATTGATAGATTTCCATTAGCGATAATATTTCCTGTGAAAGTCCCGCCATCGGCTAAATTAACTAACGCCTTGTCTGCCACAATAGCGTCTAATTCAGCGAAGGTATCTACTAATCCTGTTCTCAGAATCTTTTCTCTGGTAGCACCAAAGACATTTACTGTAATCCCAAGGATTAAGAATACTATCAATATAATTTTATTCATTTATAATGTCTCCTCTAGGGTTTTTACAGGTTCCTCTTTGATGCCTAGTTTCTTACATTCTGCTAAAGCCATATCTATCTCGACAAGTTCTTTATCCCTGAGAATATTATCCCTATCCTTCATCTCTTGTATAGCTGTTCTCTGGGATAGCAGAAATTCATAGTTATAAACATTTTGGTTGATTACCACAGGAAGCGTATTGATAACTTTTATTTCGTTATCCGAGACTTTCTCGTAAGTTGTTTCTGCGAATACCTGCGTGGCTGATATTAAGATTGCTATGGCTAAAATAACTATTTGCATGTGTTCTCCTTTAGTTAAAAACTTATCCATAAATCTGTTCCGTCCCATTCTAAAGCTCCCGCTTCCGCTGTTGTATTAACTACTCCACTTGTAAGTTTAAACGGAGCTGTGCCTGCTGTAGCTGTGCCTGCCTTTAAATGAAGCACTGCTGTTGGTCCCGTTGTCCCGATGCCGACGTTGCCGTCAAATGAAGATTCCCCATCTGCATGAAAAGTTCCTTGAACATCAAGTTTATAATCTGGACTTGAATCTGTTCCAATTCCAACATTTTTATTAACATCTGAAATAACAAGGGCATCTGTTACACCTGAGCCATCCCAAATCTTTATGTGGAAATTAGTCGCTTTTGGTTGTTGTAAAATTAATTGATTAGATGAATCGTAAGTAAGTATTGATTGTGGACCTCCAGCATTATCATCAAATTTAATAAAATTATCATTCATAAATTGTAAACTTCCATTAACATGTAATTTTTCTTCTGGACTCGTCGTCCCGATGCCGACGTTGCCGTCATCATCCCAAAGCATAACAGTTGTTCCAGCATTATTTAATATTCTTAATGCATTGCCTCCACTACCCCAGTTTTGTAAATACCAAGTCTTAGCATCATTTTGTAATTTTAAAGCAGACTCTGAATTTGCAGATGAGTCATAAATTCTCAAATTAGTATTTCCACTTGACCCAACAACATCTAATTTATTTAATGGATTAGTAGTCCCGATGCCGACGTTGCCTGCATTATCAATTAACATCTGTGTATGTAATGTTCCTGCTAACGATGTTTGAAACAACATTGAACTACTAGTATCATGGTTTTGTTTAATTACTGCAATTTTTCCATAACCAGGAGCTGCTGAC